AAGATCTACAGAAGCCACAGGAGGAATGCTTTCCCAAGCAGCCCCATTATATCTAACGTCATGCCCCTGCGTTACAGCAAGAGTAGCCCATGTAGAATCTGTCCAAGTAGAGGAAGTGAATCCATCATGAAGAATATCAAAAGTATCCCCAGCCTTAAACCCGTCAGTAGGAGTAGATGGCTCAACACCGTCTGTACCGTTTACAAAATCTGTCTTAGTAGCATTACTTAAACCTTCGGTAATAGCCTTATTTCCAGCCACACCCGCAACAACTTGAGTCAGGGTTAAAACTCCGTCAGCTCTAACAACACTAATCTTTCCTTGGTGTCCAGCTGAGTTCTCAATACAAAGCTTTAAGTTTTCAGCCTGTGTAGCAGGAGTAGCATTTACTTGGAACTGGTTAGCAGAAGCATCCTGACCTGCCTTTGCGGTATATGTCTTAGCAGTACCATCAGTAGAAGTTATTACAATGGTTTCATCAGCAGTAGCAATCCCTGTCATTGTAACAGTAGCCGTAGAAACAGTTAAAGGATCTAAAAGACCTAAGAATCTAACGCCAGTTCCAAAAGCATCTACGGTATTCTTCAGTTCTTTAACAACAGATGAGGTAACAAGCTTGGTAGTAGATGTAGTTACAGTATCTAGGGTTGTAAAGGCATCCGCCTTAACGCCACCCTCATTAACAAGCCCGCCACCTGAACGAAGATTAACATCAACAAGATTTCCTGCCTTTGTTAAACTAGTACCTAATCCCATGCCAAGTTTATTACTTATGATACTTAAACCATTAGCTATAGTATCATCGAGATCTACCGCAAAAGTTCTATCAGAAGCTAATGTACCACCACCAGACAATCCATCACCAGTAGTAAAGGTAATACCGGCTAAAGCCTCAGCCATAGAGGAAGCACCTACGTTAGCCGCTGGAATAAACCCTGAAGAATCTAAGGGGCAAATGCCACTAGCTGCTCCTACAAACGGATTGACCAAATCCTCTCGTCGGAAGTTACTAACCAGCTCTTGAAGGAGGTGAAGCAGCTGATCAGCGTTTAAGTTAAGATTCTTAGATGTAATCCGAGTACCGGCCATCCAGTTCACAAAGTTATCGAGGGCATACGTCTTCCTCATTACAATAACTTCATCCGTCGAGGCATCAAACACCGGGAGGTATACCTGAGAGGTTGTCCCATCAGCGTTTGTGCGAGTCCAGTAGTAATCTGTTGCCGTAGTAGACAACGTAATCATTTTCGTAGAGGTGTTAACAGTATACATAGGACTGCCTGAGCTTGAGGAACTCTGAAGAGTCCAAATATCCCACCATTCCTGTCCATCTGGGTAAACCCCACCAAATCCATTAGGAGCTGCCGTGCTCTTGAACTCACTACTAGGGGTAAACTTTCTTATCACCACCAGCTGATCAGTATCAGCAATAGAAGGGTTAAGTGAAAGACTACTGTAATCAATAGTCGCCCCTACTCCTGCTGCCTGATAAATCAGTGTTGTGCTATCAGAGTTATTGTCGTATGCCACTGTAATTCCTCCTTACGTTGGTCAAAAATCCCCGCCCCTCCCTAAGGAAGGACGAGGAGGAGAGTGTTAGGTTAGTGCTGTCGAATGAATCGACTTAAACTTACCCTTTAATTCCATCTGAGTAATATTAACTGGAGTAGGGTAGTCTGATAGAATCTTAATACTAGTCTCTGAGGCAAACCCAAAGACCTGAGCGACAAACTCCCCGTCCGTTTCATAGATTTCTAAGGGAAGAGGGTCTAATCTATTGTCCGCTTCCTGTAAATTAAACGTAGATACCACAGGATCTCTTCCCCTACGAGAAGCTTCAATCCTATAGTCTCCTGTTTTAGCGTGTCTAAGGTGTAATGTCCTTAGATTAAGCACACCGTCTACCACATTGTTGTTCTGATCCCTCATAAACTGAGGGCTTAGCTCTACTGTCATAGTAAACGATGATCCAAAATAAATTATATTGCCTTGAGTACTGTAGTTGCCTTCTAAAACATACACAGATCTCTGATCTGTAGAGTCTTCTTCGGATAACGTAGCTGCAAGACGGCTAAAGTTGTCATTTCCCCACCCACTATGGAGTATACACTCGTTAATATTAGGGCTGGAAATAGGAAGAGTAAACGTAGTCTGGTTTGTATCCTCATTATACACTGTATTTGGACTATCACCATCACTTTCTACTACAAATTTAATTCTAGAATCAATTCTAGGAATCTCAGGGTCCTCGGTAGCCATCTTCATCTTTACCAAATGGAACCGATTGGTGTTAGTAGTAGTAGGATACGTTAGCAAGAGGTATAGATTGTCATCAAACTCCTGAATATCGTAGACTACTGTACCCTCATCAAGAACAAATCTATAGAAAGCATTCTGAACCACCTGATCTCCTGAGAATCTGTTAGTATAACCATATACAAGGTTAGGACTATCGTCATCTACCACAAAGATACTGTCCCTTGAGGGAGCCACAGCAGGACTGCGGAAGTTTGTAGGGAGATACTGAGGGCAGTGGGAGGAAACCTCTACTGCCTTGTTAAGATTGTTAACTCTATTTGAGAAATACAAGTACATCCTATTCCTAGCATAGAAATAAATCTGAGAACCCATTAGCTGGGGCTCAATCATTAAAGCTGTGGAGTAAAAGGACGTTGGAGCAAGCTCTGCTGTGAAGGGAGTGATCTGGTTCTCTGAGCCTAACAGCTCATACTGAACATCACTGTCTGTATTAATGAACAGGAAGTCAGAAAACGGAACCATTGAGATAATAGGAGTAAACTTATTAGCACTAGCTTGAACATCAATAGGATCTGTAGCAACAATATTACTAGGATCCTCAATCCAGAAGTCTGTAAAGTCTCCCATGGTACTACTAAAGATAGTATCTAAAGAAGACATAAATAAACGGTCTCTGTAGAAAGCCATTGAAGAAATATTAGCTTGTCTTACGTTACCTTCGGTATCTTTAAATACACTAATACCGGGATTGGAGTCATTAGTTCCTCCTAAACGGGAATCCCAATCAATGGGAGTTATTTTCCAAGCACCATCCCCACCTATAAAAATCTTATGCGGCATCCTATCCTCATCTAATCGAGATGCACTCTCAGGGGTTAAGATCTTATGGAGATAAGGTCTCTCATCTGTGCTCTTAACCCTGTAGTAACCCGGACTGACCGCACCAAAGCTGTTGCCGTAATAGTAAACCTTACCTCTACCCTGTCCATCCCCTATTGTGGGGTAGTTATTTAAGAGTTTATTCTCCGCACCGTTAGAAGCTTGAAGATCCTCTTCTGAAGGAGGAAACTTTGTTTCAGAAATATTGTTTAAGGACTGTCCTAAATAAGCCTTGTTTGAAATAGGATAGGTATAATCCCTTACATCGATACGTTCAGCGTTTCTTAAAAAAGTATGGGTTGCTGAAGAAAAACTATGGGGTACACTCGCTCCACTTAGGTAATCTAGCTCTAAACGATACACCTTATCATCAGTGTATATAACCTCATCACCCTTAATAAAAGAACCATAAGAATTCCAAGGTATTGCAATGCCTTCTGGGTCTACTTTAACTGATGTGAGGTAAACATCCTTACCACCCTTAACGTCTTCAACGTCAGTTATGTTCCCATTAAGATCAAACTTAAATCCTTCTTCACCTGAAGAGAACCCAGCCTTAACATTCTTATTTAAAACAATAACATTAGCACCAACATTGACTACCCTTAAGGATTCTCTTGCAGTAAACGCTTCACTACCAAAAGTTAAGTAGGATCGTTCACTTTCAGAAGGAACATATGTTACAGCAATACTAGATAACCCACTAGCTGTGAGCTTATAGACATAAATAAGAGTACTTGTATAATCTGTTGCCTTAAAGTCTAACAAAACTAGGTATCTTAGCCTATCACTGACTTGTAGCCAAAAGGTAAAAAAGTCTTGGTCCTCTGTACCCAGTAAATCTAACCCATCATAGCTAGAATCTGATCTAGAAACAACCTCAAACCCATTTCGTTTCTCTACGGATTTTTCTAAGGTTACAAAACAATTATCTAAGTTCTCAGCTTCAGTTGGAAGCCTTTTACTTGGAGCTTGCCTACCCACACCCCCACTAAGAGTTCTAATCGGAAGGGTTATAGGTCGAGTTAAGCCTCTTTTTCTCTGTTTAGCCATATTAGCCTCCCATTTTACCCTGCCAGTACCTGAATCTAGTAGGATCATTACCGGAGTAAGGTCGTTTAAAGATTTGCGCTAATCCTCTGTCACCCGAAGCAAATATACTACGGCTTCTATCGTTAATATCCGCAGCTCTACCCCGAGCATTGTGCGCAAGCTCTTCATTATTAAGATAAGCGTCCATATCTCCGTCACCCTGCATCATTAACTGGTATCGTCGCATAGCAGTAGACACAACAGCCCTTTGAACAGGGGTATCCATGTCTTCCCAACGTACCTTGTGAATAATTTCAATAGTATGCTCTATCCCTGCTTCCCAAGTATCCTTTTGATCAGTAACATTCCAAAGATAAGCATCTGGTTCCCCCCTAAGGGAAGATACAATACTAAATCCATCATCATTACTATGATGTGAAACTAACTCAGCCGACAAAAGGTCTGAAGGAAGCATAATCTTAAGATCAGAATCAGGCTTAACCTTCTTTTCATACTTGTTTCCAGTAAGACCTCGCATCTGAAAGTCTTCAGTAGCCCGATCTAACATAAACTCTGCAATACCTGTATCAACACCGGAGGCCTCGTCAAGATCGGCTACCAATGATTCACCAGCTGATAAAAGCATCTGGTTGACTGCATCAATTCTAGTAATAGCACCCATAGGTAACCTCCTGTGTTAAAGAAAACACGCCCGGCCCCAATTAAGGGACCGGGGTGTAGATAATTATCACCACCTTTACAGTAGTATAATCAAATATAAGACTATCAAGTAGCCTCAGTGTACTCACTAACGAAGGTAGTACCGAATACTGCGTTTCTAACGTCAGCAGCAAGTACCGTACCATCATTGGTGTCAGCCGATGAGATTGCATCAACGAAGATAGCGGAAAGTTCTGGACGCATAACGCCAGTACCGTTCATCATCGAAGCAACCGTAAAGGTCGTGTTACGACGGACATCATCCACCGTATCAACCTTCAGGCCCTGAAGGCTAAGAGCAGCAACGCAACTACGCTGCCACATAATACCCTTAACACCAGCATTGGCCCAGTCCTTGTCGTACTTCAGACCACCAGTACCTTCACCAATTGCACCAGCAGCGTAATTGACGATGGGGCAATGGTTGCTCTTCATAATAATAACACCCATATAGGTGAGAGTATCAGTAAGAGAGTTAAGACCCTGCGTAAACGGAGCACCCAGACCACCTGCGGCGGCAACGCCACCGAACATTGGCTGAGCATCTACAGCGTGAGCAGCCGTTCGAGCCACACCAAGAGCACGAATCTCTTGGAAGGTCTTGGGCGAAACTGCACAGTAGATCTGATCCAACGGTGCGTTAATCTCTTGAAGATGAACGAGGTTAGCCTCAATCATTTCAAGGATCTTAAGTGCAGCGGCAGTTCTTTGATCAGCCGTAATAACAGCACCCTGCGTGCCGTCACCAGCACCAGCGTTACCGTTACGGATATTCCAAGTGTCACCACTAGGAGCACCAGCAGCCTGAAGCAGTGGCGAGCAGTAGATCTGACCACCAAGCTTATCAATTGCATCTTCCATACCCATGTTGGTAATGGTCTCCCCATAACCAGCAGGGCTTCCAGCGATGCCCGTCAAAGCACTCTGGAGAGCAGCCGTAGCAATGTATGAACCAATCTGCTTATCACGAGTAGAAGCAAGAACGTTACCAGCCTGACGGGCCAGCTCCGCACGATACTCCCACTGAGTAATCATCATGTCAATATTGTCCAGCTCAAAGTGAGCAGCCATTGGACGGTTGTCCAACGTGACGGCGAACTGACTTGACTTAGCGTCAGTACCACCAACCAGCTCTTCACCAGCACCCCACTGGGCCTTCAGGTCCACAGTACCGGTTCTGGGGAACAGCATCTGCTTCCCACTAGAAATTGTCTTGTGATCCACAAGACCCTCAAAAACATTATACTCATCGTAGGCGTGGAGAACTTCACCTGACCAAATAGGAAGCCAAAGCTTACCACCGTCAGAGTTGTTTACACCAGTACCATCGGTATTCGCTGCGGTTAGCCTATAGGCTAACCCAGTACCTGTAGCATTAAAACTATCAGCCATGATTATATCCTTTCAATTAGATATATAAGTTAAATAAAAGAAAGGGCTAACATACTTAGGATTATTCTTTCGAGTCCTGTATATGAGTGTGCATTCTACATTATCCTTCTGCTTAGAATCTCTCCTAAGCTCCATCATAAACTAGATATGTCGTAAGACAGCCCCCTGCGTCTTACTGGGGCAAATTATTCCAGTCGGTACGTAACATACGTTCCTCGACTGCTGCCCTAAACTTTGGATCAGTCCTAAATCTAGGATTATTCCGATCAACTTTAAATTCTCTTTGAGTTTCATAGGCAGGTGTAGAGGTTTGAGTCTCTGCCACTGGTTGCCTATTGGGCATAGGCGCAGGCTCGTTAGCCGTAGGCTTCTGAGCCATTGCATGGTCATACTGTGCAGACAAGCCACGCAGTACAACCTCATACCCCGGAGAAGCAAGACCAGCATTGATATTAAGTCTCTCTTCAGGAGACATAGAGCTTTCAGCCCATTTCATAATATTACCAAGCTTGTCTTGACTTCCCACAATATCTGAAGCCTTACCATAGGCTTCTCTCATCTTAGCCTTCTGTCCAGTAACATAGTCTGCAATCATTCGATCAGAGAAATTAGTCTTTCCCTTAATCTCAGCTACAGTCTCTTCAGAAAGTTGACCAGTGGTACTCATTTCGTAGCCCCACTTGTCCCAATCTGAATCACTAAACGTCGGTGCTTCGGAAGGAGCTTCTTCCTTGGGTTCATCCAAAGAAAGCCTAAGCTCTTCCGTACCTGTCGGTTCTACATTTGCCTGAGGAGTTTCCACAGGCGCTTCAGGGTTGCCCTCTTGATAACCCGGATTTACAGTACCCTGTTCTGAGTACTGTGTCTTGAGATCTGCGATCTCTTGCCGAGCTTGAGTGTATTGCCCTTGTGCATGCTTAAGACTATCAAACCAAGCACCCGCATCCTGAAAATTCTCAGGGATTGTTTGTCCTTGATCTTGAACATACCGTTCAAAAGCTACACGTTCCTGCGCTGCATTAACTTCATCAGCTGTTGTTGTTACAGATTGTTCCGCAGCCTGCAAATTGTCCATGGCCGGATTGGCTTCTGGGTTTGAGTACGGAGTCTGACTTTCAACTTGATTATTTTCCATAAGATTGTTCCCCTTTGGAGTCTTATTACCTAAGTGACATAATGTCATCCATAAAATTTATTACCGTAGTAATAACAAATGTAATTAGAACCGCCCCGGTATACAGCCTCGTCTGAAGCTTAGCAAACGTCACCTCGATATTGGACAATCTCTCATCGATATCGTCGAGACGGTGGCTACACCGTTCAAGCTCTTTTAAAACTAATCGTTTGTATTCGTCCCAGCCATTGTCATTCATTGCGTAACTCCTTAAGATGAATACACAGAATCACGCCGTGGCGGAACTGTTTTGTAAGGGTGGTCGGCTGGAAGGTTTCCTTCTATGCCCCATTTATGGGACAAGTAACCTTCAATTTTTTGTCGAATAGCATCCTGAGGAGGTACACTACCTACTGAGTGATCTATAATAATGATCTCAGCTAGTTGTCCGTGAATACTAGAATCCTGTGCAGAACTGTTACCAATATATAATACACCATCAGAATCAGGATCAGCAATGTAATCCCCAGCAGGAGTTCCGTTTGCTGCGCCATTAAGAAAGTGATCTACAGTATTGTCTTCTTGAATTAAACTCATTAGAAATACTGTAGAATCATTAATAGTTGTAGCGTCACCAAGTTTTCCAGAAGCAGGACTTCCTCCCATCCTCTCAAACGAGGGTTTCCTAGTGGTAGTTCCTCTGCTTGTAGATACATTAATAAACCAAGCCCATCGAGGAAGAGTACTTGAAGCATCTTTCTTGTGAGCAAAGTATCTAGCATCACCAGAGATACCCGTATCTAAAGTAGAATCATAGTCTGAGGAGGTCTTGAACACGCAGTACATCTCAAGTTTTCCAGCATTAATATCTAAATTAGCGTGGTCGGGTATAGAAAAAGAGTCGTTATCCGCAGACATGTTGGCTACACCTAGAGAATTAATAGCTCCAGCATCAAATGTAATACCATTGTTAGCCGTCAACACGCTTGCTAACGGACCAGAGTCAGTTACAGTTGTAATGGAATCCCCACCAGATAATGTCTGGTCTAACTCATCAAACTTAGCCCATAAATATAAATCAGTTTGCTTGTCAACTAAATCATCTAAAGTCCATACAGGAGCTTGATCTTTATTCCACTTAAGTTCGTGATCAGCAGGAATTGAAAGACTTCGACTAGTAAATAACTTCTTTCGATAAGCTAAGATATATTCTTTAGATCCCCTAGCTAACATCCTTTGTTGATTAATACGTAAGGCCCAGTTACTCCCACTTCCTAGAATATCACACGTTAGCATGCAATCAGTAGGTGAAATTATGGGAGTAATAGTGTTATAATCAATTGTCATACCTGCCCTCCTGCTTGTTCAAGAGCAGGTAGAATATTCTGACCACCTGTCTGTTCTAAGTCCATCTGTGCAGCTTGCCCCATTGTATTAACAGCCTGAGATCCAGCCTGCTGTTGCAACTGCTGTTGATTAGCCATCTCACCTTGGATCTGGGCCATTTCTAACTGCTCTTGTTTAGCCTCTTCTTCGCTCTTAATCCAGTTACTAGCATCAAATCCTAAGGAAGTAATTAAAGCTCTTCCATAAGAGTCCCACTTAAACAAAGCCATTGCTTCAGGAGGAAGGTTTCGCACCATCTCCCCCATCTGCATAAGCTTAGTCAAATCACTGTCTCTACTAAGGGCCAACAGTCCTGTAACAATCTCAATAGATAATAGTCCGCCCTCTTCTTCGAAGGCATTCTCTAACTTAGGATCAATCTCCTCGTTATCTAACATAAGGAGAACAGTGCGTTGTACCATAGGCTTCATAAGCTGCCGAGCAATAGCGGAGAAAGCCCCACCAAGAACCTGCTCCAACTCTCGACCAATAGTTCTGATAGCCGTGGCTGTAACGCGATCACCCGTAGGCATGGTAGCAGAGTCCATAAGGAAAGCAACACCAATCTCTCGTCGCATCATTTCAATAGCTGCCTGAGCTGACTGGATCTGGTTGTTCATCTGACCTGATGGGGTAATAGTAAAGACATCTCCAGCCCGAGCGGGGACAAAGCTCCCGTTCTGGGCAAGAGCTACGTCATCAATCTCTGTTAAACCTGCTGGATCAATGCCAATCCAAAACGCAGAACCAGCAGCCATACCCTCCATGCCAGCCTCAGTATAAGACTCAAGAGCTTGAATGTCACCGATAATATCTTCACAGTGGGAGCGACCGTAGTTCTCCCCTGCTACCCCTGACCAACGCAGAGGAATGTAGGGACTAACCAAGTACTCACCGCTGTCTACTACGTTACCGTCCTCATCTTCCTTGACAACAGACCACCCTTCATCTTCCTTTGTCATACGACAAAAGATTGTATCGTATCCCTTACGAGACATATCATCAATCGAGGTGTAATAATAAGCATTAGCATCTTCATCATTAGGTTTGGTAGTGTATTCGAGATGGATAATTTCTTGAACATCGCCTTCAACATTCCTTCTGACTACGTATTGGTCTAGCCGTAAGATCCGAAAATTAAGATTATCCTCTTGAATAAGAAGACAATCTCCACATACTATTAAATGTTGTAATGCTAAGAACAAGGTCTCCCTTAAATTCTTAGAAGATAATTTATTATAAACCTGATACGAAACAGATTCTAAAAACTCTGTTGTTTCTTGATCTGGATTCATTCCATTCCTTAATTCAAATCTAAAGAACGGAGTATCATTAAGAGGCAACAGAGCAGAAAGAATTCTACTTGCCATAGAAGTAACACCTCTTGATGCTACGGAAGAATACGGAGTATTCAAGGACATCTCTTCAGTCCAGCCTTCAGGAGGGAGGAGAGATGGGACTGTGAGTGTAGCACAATACCTAGCTCTTTCCATCTTAGAATGTCTAAGGCTATCTAGAGTTTTAAATCTTTCTCTTATGGTAGTTTCAGCCATTGACATATATTAATCCTCCTTATTCAGGGTACTGTTCACCCTGAAGGCCTTGCTGGAGTGCTGTCATCCAGTCAATTGTAATACCTTCTTCGGTATCCACATCTTGCTCTTGGTAAATAGATTCTGCTTCTTCGGCTACATCTTCCGTATCCTCTCGAAGCAAACGCTCTGCTTCCATTTCAGATCGCTTGGTAGCTTCACGCATCTTCTCTTCATGCGCTAATCGAAGTTGTTCCATCTGCATCATACTATCCATTCGAGCTGATTCCATTGCTCGGAACCTACGCTCTTGATCCTCTGTCTGCTGTTGAAACAAAAGCATCATCTCTGCTGTGTTATCCTTTGGTGGGGTATACCCCCCTGATGAGCCAGCCATAATTAATTCCCCCTATAAAGGTCGATCAGAACTACCACTAGCCCTGAATCCAGATACTGTTCCGCCCCCGCCATAAGACGCTCGTCTACTGTAACTACGGGAAATCATACTCCGAGGATCAGCAACAGATCCTGCGGCTCCTTCAGAGGCAGCAGTAGTTGGAGTAGACCCCTTACTATTAGACTGCAACCTTGCCACTCTAGCTTCTCTAGACAATGCTTCTTTACGTGCAGCAGCAGCTCTTTCTCTTTCTGCTTCTAACTGCATCTGGAGCTGTTCAAGATATTGATCTTGCTCAGCTTGTTGAGCAGCTTCAAAACTAGCAAAGTCTGCTTCTCTTTGCTCATCCCTAAGACTAACATAAGCAGTACCCTTACGACTACCGTAGGCTCCTCCAGCTCCAGCATAAGAACCAGTATAGGGAGCATCTCGATCTTTCTTAAGAGTATTCATATAGTCTTCAAAGATCTCTCTCTTCTGATTCTTATCCATAGAGTCCCAAGATTCTTGGTATTTTTCCCCATGTTTGTACGCCCCTTGTCTTTGATAAGGAGTTAAAGCATCATAGCCAGAAGAGTACTTATTGTTTCTCATAAGATAACCATACTTCTTAAAGTCTTCCTTGTATGCTTGAAAGTCAGGGTCGTTGTTAAACGAGTAGTGCTCGTAGCCAGAGTTATTAAGGGCCATCTTCATAACATTTGTCATTGTCCCAAACCCACTTGTAAGTTCCTTAATCTTTCGATCTTCAATAGATCTGTTCTGTTTATAATTAGTCATGTAAACATCGAACGCATCATAGTCTTCTTGAGTAGCCTTAAAAGCCCCACCTCTAGCCATACCAGCCATAGGCTTTTCAGCTCCCGAATAACCATAGTAACTGCCCTTACGAGCATACGTCCTACGAGGGTCACCACCACCACCACCGAGTCCTAAGAGACCCCCTAAAAAGAACTCAGGCATCCCTGTTTCAGGGTTGACTGAGTTCTCTTCATTTCCTACTGTGTATTGCCCCATTGACAACCCATTCTCTGCAAAGAATTCATCTAAGAGAGACATAAGTTCTTCATCTTGGATATCCACAGGGATTACTATTTCGCCGGGGGTAAGATGGCCGACAATCTGATCGCCGTTTCTGCCTTCCTCTGCAAGTTCTTCTCCCATAG